ACACCGCTTTTGGCTCAACCGCCCGCACCTACACGTCAGGTCTCGCCAACAACAGCATCACCGTCACGCTGTACCAGTCGTACGCATCTAACGAGACCGAAGCGTCGATCTACGCGCTTGTGGGCACGACGACCACGTTGGAGTTGTCGCCGACGGCCGCAGGTTTGACCACCCCAACGGCTGCGTCGCCAAAGTACACGCTCACGGGGGCTTATCTTGAGAGCCACACCCCGATCAACGCATCGTTGGGAGAGCTCAGCACTATTGACTTGACGTTCACGGGTGGCACACTCACAAAGGCCACTAGCTAGTCATGTTCTCGCCAGCCCAATCGGGCGGCGCTGAAAACAACCAAAGCAAGCCCGCGCTGGCGGAGCCTTGCCCGACGAAAGGTAACTAATGCGCGTCAAACTCAAAGTCGACCTAAAAGACGGGCGCGAACCCCGCACAATGGTTACAAACATGCTTGCCATCGTTGAATGGGAAAAAACGGAAAACCGTCGATCAGCAGACGGCAAAGGCATCGGCTTTGTCGACATGTGCTGCTGGGCATACATACTGTGCAAACTCGCTGGCGACAAAGTGCCCGGCACGTGGCGTGAATGGGTCGCTGAACACCCGGACATGGAAATTACGCCGATTGAGGAAACTACCGACGAAACCCCTACCATCGCGGCACCTGGCGACGCTCCCTCGCTGAGGTCTTAGTTATGACGGGCTACTGGCCGCCGCAAGTGGAATTTGATACCCGCGATCTGACGACCGTGTTTTTTGTGCTTGAACAGCAAGCACAGCAAAGCAAGCGAGGTCGCTAATGGCTGGTCGGCAAATTGGTGGTGGCCCCGGTTTAGACGCGGGCGGCATTGACCCATTTGCCACAAACACGCTGACCGTATTAGGCATCAAAGAAACATTGAAAGAACTCAACAAAGTCGACAAGTCCTTGCGGCGCGAAATCACCAAACGATACAAGTCAATCGTGCAAGGCGTCATTGAGGACGCCAAAAGCATGATCCCGCTGAACTACCCGTTGCGAAACTGGAAGTACGAGTGGAAGCCAGGTCGCACCGCATTGTTGCCGTGGGGCGAATACGGCGACCCCAACAACTCAATCCGCGCCAAAATCAACACCAAAAAAACCAAAGAATACGCAGGCGAAATCGTCAACGTAGGCACGTTCGTCATCCGTTGGGACGACCCGGCGGCCGCCTTATTCGATTTTGCTGAAAACGGTGTAATGGGTCGCAACCTCACCAACAAATTTGGCAGCACCAGTCGCGTCATGTGGAAAGCCTGGGGAGCCAATCAGCAAGATGTACTGCAACGTATGCAGGAACTCGTCAACGATGTACAAAAAGGCGTACAACAGGGAATTGACCGCATTGACGCCACAAAAGTGGGAAAATAGATCATGGCCGTAGTCATACCCATTGTCTCCGAATTTGACGGCAAAGGCATCAACAAAGCCGTCGCCGAATTCCAGAACCTTGAAGGCGCAGGCGCCAAATCAGCATTTGCTCTAAAAAAGGCAATGTTGCCTGCCGCGGCAGCTGCCGGGGCTTTGGCCGCTGGGCTTGGCATGGCCACCAAAGCCGCCGCTGAAGATCAGGCTGCGCAAAAAGCCCTTGAGGTGCAGCTCGTCAATTCGACTGGCGCAACCCAAGACCAAATCAAAGAAGTGGAAAAAGCGATTAGCGTCATGTCCAAACAGGGCGCGGTTGCCGATGACGTGTTGCGCCCGGCGTTTGCCGCACTAGTCCGAGGCACAAAAGACATTACCGAAGCACAGCAACAAATGTCGCTGGTGCTGGACATCAGCCGCGCAACCGGGCAAGACGCCACCACCGTCGCTGACGCGCTTGCCAAAGCTTACGAAGGCAACTACAAAGCGCTGCGATCACTCACACCCGAAATGGCAAACCTCATCAAAGAGGGCGCCGACCTCGACACGATCATCAACGTGCTTGGCGGCACATTTGGCGGCGCAAACCAAGCATTTACCGAAACCGCCGAAGGCGGCATGGCAAAACTCAACATCGCCTGGGCCGAAGCCACCGAAGCCATTGGTAGCGCTTTGCTTCCGGTGCTTGAAGAACTCATCCCAATCATCACCCGCATGGCGTCATGGGTCGAGGAAAACAGCGGCCTGATCGTCAAACTGGCATTGGCAGTTGGCGGTCTGTCAGCTGCGGTGCTCGTAGCCAACGCAGGAATGAAGGCCTACAACGCGCTAGCCGTAACCACCAAGTTCGCCAACCTTGCGCTTACAGGATCGTTCTACGCAACCCAAGGCTCGATTGCCGCAATGAGCGCATCGCTGGCAATCGTGACCGTGACGATTGGGGCGTTGTACGAGCTGTACCGCGAAGGGCCACGCGCAATCGCCGAATTCCTGCAACCGTTCAAGCAATTCGGCGCAGCGATCGCCAACACCGTGATCGTGGTTGCCAATGCGGTCAATTCGATGATCAACAGCGTTATTCAGGGCTACAACCTGATTATCAAAGCCATGAACGCAATACCGGGCGTCAACGCATCCGAGATCCCACTTCTCAGCCCTGTCGGTTTTGTCAAAGTGGGCGACTTGCCTGGCTTGAGTAGCGCCACAAGCGGCTACACGGGCGACAAAAACCTAGGGGTGCCTATTCCGTCATCTGGGGGCGCTCCGCTCGTTGTAGCGGCTCCTAGCGTCCCTACAGGGGGAGGCGGCGGTGGCGGGGGCGCATCCGTCCGACAAATCATGGAAGCCCCAAATATGTTGGGGGCAGGCATCGCCAGCAACCCGTTCACGTCAAGCGCCCGCAACGCCATGCTGGAAAACATCACCGTCAATGTCAACGGCGGTTTGGCGACCAGCGCTGAAATCGGGCAAGCCGTCGTCGACAGCATTCGCGCCTACAACCGCTCAGCTGGCCCGGCGCGCATTGAGGTCAGCGGGTACGTCTGATGCCCGGCACAGCAATCGTTCAATCAGGCAACTACCTGCTCGAAATTGACGCAGGTTTTCAAGTTGACGCATTCACGCTTGACGACACACTCAAAGGCGTCCTAGACAACACAACGTATGTGCTGGACGGCACCACGCAGTTTGCTGACGTCACCGACGGCACCCTAAACATTTCGGTGCGTCGAGGTCGGAAAGATCAGGGCGACCAGTTCAGCGCAGGCACAATGACGTTCACACTCAACGACACGCTCGCCGACGGCATCTTCAACCCTTTCGACACTCAATCGCCCTATTACGACGCCAACGCCAACGTGCCTGGTTTGGCACCTATGCGCCGTGTACGCCTTGGCCGATACAACTCAAGCAACGTACTTGAATATTTGTTCAAAGGTTATGTCGTCAACTACGACTACAACTTTGCCTTGGGCGGTTTGAACACGGTGAGCGTCTACTGCGCCGACGACTTCTACCTGCTCGCACAGACCTACATGGATGAATACAACGTCACGACCGAAACATCAGGCGAACGTATAGAAAGCGTCCTAAACCTGCCTGAGGTTGACTACCCAACCGGGCCAACCGCACGCAACATCTCGACAGGCACCGTCAACCTCGGCCACGACAGCACTTACACCGTGCCCGCCGGCACAAACGTGCTGGCCTACCTAAACCAAATCAACGGCACCGCCGAATTTGGCCGCCTATTCGTATCCCGTGACGGGGTGCTGACATTTCAAGACCGCATCGGCAACACGCTAAGCGGATCGGTCGCCGACTTTAAAGACAGCGGCACAGGCGTCAAATACGACAACGTAGGCATCACATTTGAAGCTGACAGCGTCGTGAACCGCGCATACGTTCAAAACCTAGGCGGGTCTAATGCGACTGCCAGCGACCTGACCTCGATCAGCACCTATTTCATTCAGACCGAAAGCATCACTAACAGCCTGCTGGAAAGCGCTGGCACACAGCTGGCTGACGCCGCCACTTACCTGCTCAATGGCGAACCCGAAGCCAGGTACACCGACGTCGCCACCAAATTTGCCATGCTGACCACCGCCCAACGTGACACGGTCGCCACGATCGACATTGGCGACACGATCACCATAGAAAAAACATTTCTAACGGGCACCGGGACGACCAGCCTCGGCCAAGAATTATCAGTTGAAGGCATTGAGCATCTGATTGACTTCAACACCGGCCACCGCATCAACCTGTACACCGCGGCCACCACGATCGTCTACCAGCTCATATTGGACGACGCGACCTATGGCGTACTTGACGCCCTCAATGTTTTAGGATAGGAGACACCATGGCTAATACACAAACCAGCGTTCCTGCATTTACCGCCGGGCAAGTGCTGACCGCAGCTCAAATGACTGAGGTCAACACGGGCATACCCGTTTTTGCAACCACGACAACCCGTGATGCAGCTTTTGGTGGCACAGGTGAAAAAACCCTTGCCGAAGGGCAATTTGCGTACATTGAAGCAACTGATGCGCTGCAATATTACAACGGTTCGGCTTGGCAAGCCGCAGGCAATTCGTACACGCTCATCAGCACCACCACGTTTAGCGGATCGTCAATTTCGCTCACCTCAATTCCACAAACTTATTTGCATCTGCAAATGATTGTCCGCAACTTTCTACCAAATACCGACAACGAGGGCTATTGGGTAAGGATAAATAGCGACAGCGGCGCAAACCGCCACTATTCGACGTTTCTTACAAACGCAACTGCTCAAGCACCCAACTCAACGTCATGGCTTTCGTTCAACGGCTTTGATAACGCCG